TACCCACATGAACGCAGTAATCCAATCCTTCCTTGAAGGCAAAAAGAAAAAACAAGGTAACGGCCAAACGGATGGCCGATCGCTTTACCTATTCGGCAACCTCATCGCCGAGCACCGAACCGATGGTCTATATGTCACCAATGCAGGATGGCCGACCAGGACAACCAATAAATGGTTGAACATGCTTCCGAATACATATGTACGTATGCACAAGAAAAAACCAATCCTAAACGGCAACCAATGGGACGGCGAGATGACGCGTGTTAATCACAATCCACAACCAGATGCCCCGCATGTCGGCATGTGTTTCGACGAGAGCCAAGAGTACATCCGCTTGGATGGTTGGAGAGGCTATGCCAAACCAATCTACTCAATTCACATGGAGCCTGACACTGGCGGTTGGGACGACAGCCCATATCCAAATGCAGCCTCAAACCTTGAGGCTAAAATTTCTGAGCTCCGACGCAATAAAATACCTTCCAAGGTTATAACCTTGGAGACATCAAACGTGTTTTGTGTCAATCACTTTATTATTGTACCACCTAAATTCTTTTCAAATGATAACTAAACATGACTTAGAATACCATGGCTATGGTAATCTAGATGACTACTTCGAATCCATCTGCCAACAGCTAGAACAGAACAACCACTCAACAGCCCAACAGATGCAGGCCAAGCTATCCAAAGGCCAACTGCTAGTCTTCGAGCAGTTTATAGACGAGGCATATCACTATGAAATGCATGATGACTTATGACACCAAAAGAAAAAGCGGAAGAACTAGTAGACCTGTACTACCCATTGTTCACTAATAGTATGGCTATGTTTGATGCCAAACAATGCGCATTAATTGCAGTTGATACGCAAATAGAATTGCTCCTAAATCTGAGTCAATACATGGCATTTCCGGAACAAGTTAAGTACTTACAAGAAGTTAAACAAGAAATCAAAAAGTTATGAAAATAAGAATAACTGAAAGTTGGCCGGCCGGTAGGACTATCGGCCTGTCTATTGCCCTGAGTTTGGATGACAGGGAGATACTCATCCATTTTTTATTACACGGAATATCTATAAAGTTATGATGAATTACAGTAAGTACCACATATGCTATCACCTGAGTCCAATCCTCTGCTCAGGTGTAACCATCGAGGCATATAACATTAAAGAGGCAATTAATAAATCTAAAATCCCTGAACATGAAATCATCTATGTCGCCAACCTTAAAGCGGTACATCGTGACCTATGACAACGGCAAGTCACTAAAGCTATTCGCTACCAATCCAATGACAGCCCTATCACTTGGTCTAATTGTCAGTGATCAGATCATCACCGACATCACCCAGGCTGTGGTTCAAATCAAAATCGACAAGCCATGTTTAAATTAGCCATCACGTTTGTGCTGATGTATTTATTTAGTCAGTCAAAATACTTAGCAATTAGATTGCTAAGCATCGCATGTTTTTTCACCTTAATGTATTTTACACTATGTATGCTATCCTTTTAGCTTTATCTGCCATCGGGATGATGGCGGTAGCACGAATCAATAACGACATCATCAGAGCTGCCATTGGCATCCCTATGGTAGTCTCTATGTTTGCCCTTGGTATGATGACGTTAGCGTCAGCAATCAGCGCCCAATGGAAACCAGACCGGCCAGATTACGAAGTTCTAAATGACGGCAACTTCTACACTACTGCCCACGACATGCAGACCGCTCTGTCAATTGCTCTCAACACCCTTGAGTACAATGGAGCCAAGATGCACAGTTTAAATGTCAACCGCAAGGACATCGACACACCACTGTTCAATTACTTCCACCGGTCAAGCGATGCTGACCGAGTATACATCGTCTACATAGCCAGAACAAAGACTGGCTACGTCATATGGTTCAGGTACATAATTGACGTGTCAACTGAATTTGAGGAAGAATATACCGTCCTTGAATATAAAAAAAGTTGACAATTTATTTGGAATAAAGAAAGAAATATATTAATTTTGTTAAAATTTAATTTACATGTCACACTGGAGAAATTTAATGAAGGACAACAAGTACCTAGGGAGTTGGGACTTAGAGGTCAATGGTAAGTACGAGCCAAAAGTCGTCACAATTGAGAAGGTCTATCAGGACGTAATGGTCGGAGAGATGGGTAAAGAAGACAAGGTGTTCATCAAGCTCAAAGAATTTGAGAAGAGCATGGTGGCCAACCGGACAAACTTCAAGAGACTCGAAGTTTACTTCGGGTCCTTCGACTTCAATGAGTACATCGGCAAAGAGATTGTGCTTGGTGTTGAGAAGGTCAAGAGTCCACAAGGTGTGGTTGATGCGCTGCGATTCAGCACACGTCCGCTACCTAAGAAGGAGAAGCCAAGCATCACACCAGAGCGATTCGCTAAGGCCTTACAGGCCATTGCTGATGGCAAGACTACAGCTGAGAAGTTAATCAATGACTTTAATCTAACACCTGAGCAGCATGCTGAAGTTACGGGCAAGTAAGTGTGCTCCGCTATTCAACAGCGGCACACCAGGGCTTACGCCTAATCAACAAGCAACCCTTGATGGTCTACTAGCTAAGATTAAGTTGACTGAATTACAGGCAGCCAAGCGCGACGAGTTGGTTACAAAACGTGACCAACAACCTGAGCTAAGTCAAGGTGCCAAGACATTGATCGAGGAGATCATTGACGAGAAGGTATACCAGTACAAAGATCACTTCTGGAGCAAGGAGACTGACAAGGGTATTAATGTTGAGGACGAGGCGATTGAGCTATACAACCGCATCTTCTTCACGTCATACAAGAAGACTGTAGACGGTCACAAGTACGCATACCTCCACACACCACTGATGCATGGCCATCCTGACATTGTTGACGCTGAGAGACTGAAGGTCATTGACATCAAGTCATCATACACCAAGAAGACATTCCCAAAGACTGAGGAGAAGGCCGCTAAAAAGGTCAAGGAGTCAGGTTATGACTGGCAAGTGAAGGCATACCTATGGATGCTACGTCAAATGACTGGCCTTGATTGGCGTGATGGCGAGGTGGCATACATGCTATGCAACACACCTGAGGAATTGTTAAGTGAATGGGACGAACCAACGTTGCACTACATGGATGACATTGATGACAATATGAGGGCCACCATAGTTAGGGTGGTCCTAACAGACGACGACATCTCAACGATCGAGAATTGGCTTAAGGTAGCTAATGATTATGCTGAGAGCTACATTAAAGTATTAAAAACAAAAAACCTATAACAAATGGAAAAGTATTTTAAACCAGTATACCCATCGGATGGGGAAAAAGGATTAACAAAGCGTGAATATTTTGCAGGTATTTTTATGCAATCAATGCTATCAAGTCCTGAATATTCTGAGTATGGATGGGACCACATTGCAGATCTTGCTGTTACAGCAGCTGTAGCACTAATAGATGACTTAGAATGCGAGTAAGGCTTTTAACAGATGGCGGCTATGGCTTACGTCATGACGAGGTCGGTAAGATCTACGAGGCCAAGCGACATAACTACGGTTACCTAGTTAATGTAGGTACTGATGAGTTATACTTCTATGCAGATGAGGTTGAGGTAATCCAGGACCATATCTATTTTTTAGAGGCGGTAGAAGACAAGGCTGAAAACTATGTCTTAGGTATTGCAGTGGCAATAATATGTATTGTCACAATTATTTTAGTAATCTTTTAATTATATATATGTTTAAATTCAGAGGAATTGTCTACAAGGTAGGCAATGTGGAGGTAATCTCCGAAAAGTTCAGCAAGCGTGAACTAGTGTTAACCGATGCTGATGATCAGTATCCGCAATTTATTTCTTTCACGTTTGTTAAGGACAAGTGTGCACTTCTTGACAACTTGGCTGAAGGCCAGGAGACAGAGGTGTCATTTAGTTTGAAAGGCCGTGAGTGGACGAGTCCACAAGGCCAAATCAAGTACTTCAACACCATTGAGGGATTCGCAGTAACGGGTGCGGCTAACGTAGCATCAAGCGCACCAGGATCAGGTCACACTGACGACGATCTGCCGTTCTAAGAAGTTGTTTGGCCCACTAGTCTGGGTATTGGTTCAATGGGTGTAGGCTAGTGCACCCATTTTTAATCTAATTTAATTATGTATTACTCAACATCCACCCACCCAACTGACTCTATTGTTGAGTCTGTAATCAATAAGTATAAGCAGAGATCAAGCATTGGTATCAATAAGTATGGCGTCACTATGGACCGCAATGATTTAACTGATGTTGAATGGTTAACGCATGCCCAGGAAGAAGCTCTTGATTTGAGCCTGTATCTTGAAAAGATGATTGTGAGAAAGAAGATGTGCGCCGATGCATTCGAATGGCTTGAGCAGCAGCTTTACAAAACAAAGTGGGACGAGCTCACACACAATGAGAAGATGAATATTTTCGGATCAGCAAGACTAATGGCTAACCTTTAAATCAGAATAAGATGACAGCAGTAGAAAAAGCACAATATTTATATGAAAAAATGCTCAGAGTTGAATATCCTTTGGCAGCTAAGACATGTGCATTAATTGCAGTTGATGAGGTAATCAATTGCTGTGAGGAATATGACAAGTTACCTGAGACATGGGTAACTCAAATCAATTATTGGCAAGAAGTTAAACGTGAACTAAATAAATTAGAATAAGATGAAACTAAACCAAAACGACAGACGCGAAGAGGTAGCTGCTTACACAACAATGATACTAATAGGAGTAGTATCAATATTACTAATCATTCATTTTATTACAAAATGAAAAACTACGAACGAGTCCTATTATTACTATCAGGAATAGCAATAGGTTATTTAATATTTTAAGTATGCTAGAGAAAATAAAAGAATGGATTGAGAGAGACGGCCTAGATGGCCCCAGTCAGCGCATTGACTTGGTATACAAGCGCAACTATTTGTTCAGTATACTTCGAGAAAACATGACGCTTCAAGAGATCGGTAGGTTGTTCAATAGGAGACATTCATTGGTCATTCATGGAATCAAGACACATGAGAAGATGATGTCTGAGACCTATGAGTACAATGGTATGGAGATCAAGGGAAACCTTGCCTATTTGTCGGTGATTAACGAATTTAAAAAAGAATATGATAACCTACTTTCAAACGGTGACGAACACCAGCAAACCGTTCTACGTGTCAATAGAGACAGCGCTACAGAGAATCAGAGAGGGCAAATCGCAGCAGATAGTGGAACAAGTGAGAGCCCTTACTCAAAAGGATGCGCGCAATGAAAAGAAAAAATTACTTCCAGCTATATGCTTTAGCGGTAAGTTTGAGAAGCGTGCCGACACTGCATGCATAGAACACAGCGGAATCATTTGCTTGGACTTTGATGGATTTGACAGCGACCAAGAGCTAGAGGACTTTAAGTTTGATTTGATGCTCGACAAGTTTACCCTATCAACCTTCCTATCCCCATCAGGCGATGGTCTAAAGGTATTGGTCAAGATACCAAATGACATTGAGAACCATAAGTTCTACTTCAAAGGATTGGAGAAGTACTACAACCGCAAAGAGTTTGACACCACGAGTCAGAACCTCAGCCGTGTATGCTATGAGAGTTATGATCCTGAGCTGTATTACAACGCTGACGCTGAGTTGTTTACTGATATGGTTAAGCCAAAGGTTGCGCATCCAAGAGCTGTACAAACAACAACCATACGGCTTAACGATTACAACGAAATAGCCAGACGACTGCTCACATGGTGGGGAAAGAGTTATGGTATGGTTCTAGGACAGCGCAACAATAACCTATATGTGTTAGGTGTAGCTCTAAAGGAGTATGGCATCGACAAGACAATGGCCCATTCAATAATGAACGATCAGGACCAAGGCGGTGAGATGGCATCAGAGATAGTGACGATTGTGAACAGCGCATACAAAGACATGTCGACGTTTGGCACCAAGTTTTACGACGAGTTTGAGAACGTAAAGAACGAACTGAAGAGAGGTGTTCCTGCAGAAGAGGTCGCTGAGAAGTACCAGATCGAGGAGCTGCCTGAGATCACTGAGTTCTGGACTAAGTCAAGTAAGGGAAAGGTTGAGTTGGTACCACACTTATTTAGATTGTTTCTAAATAACAACGGCTTCTTCAAGTACTACCCACCTGGATCAAGGACGTTTGTGTTTGTTAAAGTGCTTGACAACTTGATGAGCGATGTGACTGACGACATGATCAAGGACTTTGTGCTGGACTATCTGATGGACATTGATGATATGATGGTATACAACTATTTCGCCATGAATACCAAGTTCTTTCAAGAGACCTTCTTAAACTTTGTCCCTAAGATCGACGCTGTGTTCAAGGAGGATACCATAGACAGCGCTTACTTATACTACTTAAACTGCGCTGTGCAGATAACTAAGGATGGTGTGAATGTCATTGACTACAAGGACTTAGGTGGCCATGTATGGGAAATGCAGCGTATCAACCGTGATTTTGTATTCACCAATGATATTGGTGAAAACGAGTTCGAAAGGTTTGTTGCTAACATATCAGGCGACGACGACTCTCGCAAGCGATCGATGGAGTCAACGTTGGGTTACATGATGCACAGCCATAAGCCAGCGAGCTATTGTCCTGCTGTCATTCTAAACGATGAGGTCATCAGTTCTAACCCTGAGGGTGGTACTGGTAAGGGTATATTTGTCAACTCAATTAACCACATGAAGAAGATGGTGAAGATCGACGGCAAGGGGTTCAGTTTCCAAAAGTCATTCCCATACCAACGTGTACAGGTTGACACCCAGGTGTTGGTTTTTGATGACGTATCTAAGGGGTTTGCCTTTGAGAACTTATTTTCGGTGATTACTGAAGGTATCACACTAGAGAAAAAGAACAAGGATGAGATTCACATTCCTTTTGAGCGATCTCCAAAGATATTTATCACCACAAACTACGCCATCAAGGGTGCAGGTAACTCATTTGAGAGACGTAAGTGGGACCTTGAGTTCAGACAGTACTACACCAAAGAAAGGACTCCTGAGGATGATTTTGGTCACATGCTATACAGCGGGTGGGACGATAGTGAGTGGGTGAAGTTCGATAACTACATGATCCGTAACCTTCAGTTATATCTCAAGAAAGGATTGATTGAAACTGAATTCAAGAACCTAAAGGTCCGTAAGTTGATTGCTGAGACATCACCTGAGTTTTGGGAATGGGCTACATCTAGAGATAACATGGACACCAAGCCAAACGCAAAGACAGTAGGTCAGGACATGCTCAACAGATTTATTACTGACTACCCAGACTACGACCGATATGGTAGGTATAAGTTATCAAACGCTAAGTTCTACCATTGGATTGATGCGTATGGCGAGTATGCGTTCGGTCAGAAGCCAAGGGCATACAAGGGCATGAACGGCAAGGAGATTCATTTTATTGTTAAACATCCAAAACAAACAAAGTTATGTTAGAAGAAATTTTAGAATGCTACCCGGATGAAACTTTTTTAAAAGCTGATGGGTTTGATGACGCTGTGATTGGCCTTGAGATAGGTGATCCAATGCGGCTAATCTACTCAGTAAAATTAGTCATTGAGACATTGATTACTGAGGATGAGATGTCGTTGGAAGATGCGCTTGAGCACTTTGAGTATAATATTCGCGGTAGCTATGTAGGTGAGCAGACTCCTATCTGGTGCGACGATATGTATATGTTATGAAGCTGCCGCTAGTTATCCTCCAAAAACGCATGGAGGCCGCCGTTGAGGTGATCAACATGAACAAGAGCAAGAAAATCCGTAAGGAGCTTAGTGACATGCTTGACTCATACCTCAATGCTATAGGTATACTTAATGGTTCTCACATGGAATGGTATGTTGATCATTACTATGCCATCATGGCCCTAAGAAGAGAGTTGCCATCGGTGAGTAAATCTAAAGAGCTTACAGACGAATTAAATAATGCAATTAAATTATTAAGAGATGAAGACACTAAGAAGCTATCAAAGTGATATCGCATCCAAAGGTGTAGATATACTTAATAAGAACAACCTGCTTTATCTCGCCATGGAGGTGCGTACCGGTAAGACGGCCACCTCCTTGGAGATAGCTAAAAGGTTTGGTGCTAAGAGGGTATTATTCCTTACAAAAAAGAAGGCAGTTGGATCTATTATGATGGACTACGTAGAGTTTGGTCATGACTTTGTCATCGAGATAATTAATGACGAGTCCATGCATAAGGCAAAGATGACTGACCCTGATCTAATCATTCACGATGAGCACCACAGGTTTGGGGCTTTCCCAAAGCCAGGTTTGCACACCAAGATGTATAAGAAGATGTATGGTCACTTGCCTATGATTTTTCTGTCGGGTACACCATGCCCAGAGTCATACAGTCAGATGTATCATCAGTTCTGGGTGAGCGATTATTCGCCATTTAGGGAGTACAAGAACTTCTACCGATGGGCCGATGACTACGTTAATAAGTTCGATCGGGTAATCAATGGATTCAAGGTGACTGATTACTCAAGTGGAATGGAGCTCAAGATCATGACAAATGTGGCTCACTTGATGATCAGCTTCACGCAGTCACAGGCTGGCTTTGAGACGTCAATCGAGGAGAAAGTTCTTTATGTCGACATGTCGGAGAAGACAAAGATGAT